GGTACGTTTTTCCGTATTCTCCAGCGGGATGCCGAGAATGTTCTCGTTAGCGACAACCATGTAATTCGTTTCGTTCGCGCCACCGATTCGCGTTACTTCCGTGTCCGTAATTTGGAGTCTTGTTCGGTTGTTTAAGACAACACTGTTCCCCACGTTTTGATTCGAATTTTCGAAGTCGATTTCGATGTAGTGAAGTTGATTGCTGCCGGAACCTAAATTATCCCGAAAAGTGTACCCGCTGGCCGTCGGTGCGTTTTGGGTCATATTAATAAGTGAATCGCGGCCGGTTGTTTTATCTGTCGGGAGCGTGTGTGTGCCGTACCAATACGTCGGCAAGACTGTCCGTGTAACTAGATCAAGGTGGTCGGCAAGTGTAGCGACTACATCCGTATCGCCCATCTGTACGAGAGTAGTGCCAGTTCCGGAGTAGGTGATTAGGTCGGTTGCCATAGTTGCGTCGATTGCTTTATTTAACGCTTCGATACGGTTAGGCCAGGGATAATAAGACGAAGTTAGTACCGTTCCGGCTGAGTCGACTCCACCGACTCCGACAGCCTGGAATTGGCCAATATAACCTACCCAGTCGGAACAGCGAATATTTGTAAGAGTGACTGGAGTATTGAGCGAGATAGTGTTATCGAAAACAATATTTTGAGAGACATCTTCGACGTATCCGGTAAAGAAGTATTCCGATGTCCCAGCTCGACGAAGACGTACTAGGTCTCCGATTGCGGGAATTGTGGCCGCATCTTTAAAGGTTGCGTTAAGAGTACCGACGTCCACTACGGACTCCCCTGGCGGGCTCACTCGACCACCTTCGGAATAGTTAATCCCATTAACTAGGGAAGCTGTGCGATCTATCCAGGAGAAGGGTGTGGTCCATGCTGACGTCTCTAGCTGGATTTGCCCATAGAGTGGACGTTCGATAATTGGTAATCCCATTAGCGTCGATTCCCATTCGAACGGTTATAGTCCGCCAATACCCTGGCTACCTCGCGTCCGGCGCTCACGGAGTCGATAGGAGCGTTAAAGTTAATAATCGGCGCACTTCTACCTCGTCCGCTAGTGCCGCCGAATGGGCCAGTTCCGAGTCCGCCGCCACCGTTACCAGCGCTCGGAGTATCGTCACCACCGGATCCATAGAAGCGTCGACCACCACGACCACCACCACCACGACCGAAAACACTATTCGCATCGTTATACTTTTTCAGCTGATTAGTCGCTTTGCGCCAGGCGTCCATCAGGTCGATTACCATACCCACGACGAAGTTAATCGCCTTAGCCATGTCCACGAAGGCCTGAACAATATCCTCGAGGTCTTTTTTACCTTGCGGAGAAGATAGCCATGCCGATATCTGATCGTTCATTTCCTCGAGATAGGGAAGCATAGCTTCTCCGATAGTGTCGCCCATTTGTTGGAATTGTTGGACCATTTTATCGAATGGTGTGGCCGAAGCTTCAGATAATCCCTTTACTCGGCCTTCGATTTTTTCCAGAATGAGTTCTTGCGCTTCGAGTAGTTGCCCCGATTCGGCAAGGACCGTAATCTTTTGCTTCTCTTGTTCGGTAAAGGTCACACCGGCGCGACTAAGGGAGTCGAGTTTGTTCGCTGGGTCTTCCAGCATTTTTCCGAGCTTGATTGCGTTAGCTTCCATATCGCCGAAGCCACCCGCTGCCAGGTCCATCGCGGCCTTAGTTGCGCGGTCGAATGAGCCACCCATAACGTCCGCACTTTTACGGACAGCCTTAAACATTAGAAGCTTTTTCTGAACAGCCTTAATCTGTTCATCGTCGACACCAGTAGCTTTAGAGACCGTATCCGCATAGGCGGCCATTCTCTGAACGGTCTTATCGGTTGCAGCCGATACGCCGTTCATGTTCTCCAGCATGAAGCGAAGCTGAATATCTGCCTTGCGTGATTCCGCACCCATGTTAGCCAGGTAAGGGATAGCGCGAGCTAAAGAAGCGACCAGAGTGATTAGAGCTGCGGCTCCCATCTGGAATCCGCGCATAGCGAGCTTACCGAAGGTCATCGTGTCTTTACCGGCACGCTGTAGACCAGAAGTCCACTTCCGCGTTTGAGCGACCAGCGTGACGATCATGTTGCCACTAGCCATAATCTAGCCTCTCTGTTTCAGTATGTCGTGTAGGACCTCGAGCTCGTAAGAGTTCAGTTCGCGGAGCACGCTGGGAGCTAGACCAGTTGCGACCACTAGCGGAATAATACGATCCGCCTGGCCCTTCTTTATTTTTTTAGTGGAGTCTCTTCGAAGATTTTAGAGAGTTCGTCCGGAGTCATGTTCCGAGCGTCCTCGATAGTAAACTTTTTATTCTCTTTGCGCTTTAAGACCCAGACAAGTGCTGTCCGTAGTTTTGAGACGCCTGGCTTGTCTTCTCCAATGTCTGAGAAGGACAGGCCAGCATAGTTCTCGATGTCCTCGATGTCTCCGAGGGTAAGGGTGTCAATGTCCATTTTTTTCTCCTAAGATGTCTTCCGATATTCGTAGCCGTTAACCTGAATGTAACGACGAAGTAGTACGTTCCATAATGCCACGACATTAGGTTTAGAAGCTTCTCTGGCACGCTTTAGATAATCGTTTTTATTACCTGAACGGAAGCTGTTATAACGGAATCCGGTAAAGGGTGGTCCGGTCTTGCTTCGACGAATTGTGTACTCTCCGAACGGATAGTAACGACCGAAGGATACCGATTTACCGTAAGGCGTCCCAGCGATTACTACACCACCGATCATGGTGGCCTTAGCTCCGAATTTATTCGTCACTCGAGCCGATGCCTTACCTTCGATCTTCATAGCCAGCTGGCCGGACTTAATTGGAGCAAGACGTCGACCTTCGCCCGCAACTATCTGAGCGCCCATCTTCATCCATTTGTTATAAGTCTTGTAATCCCGAGCCATGCTAAGCATAAATTTTCGGACCTGCGTTACACCAGTAACCTGGACATATCCTTTAGCGGCCAGTTTTGGAGTCGAGTGAAGGCCGAATCCCACGTTAATAGAATTCGACCCACTCGAAACGGACCATGTTGCCATTCGTTACGAGGTAGCGAGGAACGGCTCTCCGACGATGTCCATGCGGACACCTTCGAACGAAAAAGTCCCATCGGCGGACGCCTGGCCACCAATAACGAACGATCCGCGCATCGGGATCCGAACGGTCGAAACGACGATTGGAGTCGGCGAAGTGTCATCCTCGGAACGGAAGTGCGGTTTGTCGGCTGTCGCGGTGCTGTTCCCATGCGGAGCATACACATACTCGACCTCTTCGCCAGCGTTGTTCCACATAGCCATCCAGAAGGACGAGCTCTCAGTGGACTGGACACCGGAGACCGTGAAAAAATAGTCCGGTCGGCCGCCGAGCGAGACATCGTAGAAGGTTTCGCTATCTGACGCTGCGGGCTCCGACTGAAGCTCGACCGAGGACAGGTCTGCCCAGTAGTCAACACCGTCGATCGTCATCTGAAGCGCATTAGCTTTAATTCGTGTAGAAGTAGGCATTACTTCCTCTCTTATTGTCTTGTTATTTGATAAATGGCGGCATCCACGCCCAGGAAGGCTGATGCGTTCTCGCCGAATTGTTCTGGTGCTTGCATACCGGCCATATAGAATCCGGCCGCATCTTCGACAGCTTCGATAACGTCCTCGACGTAACCATCCATAGTCGCGGTCACATTCTGATTAGTCAGTGCTTGAGCAAAGATGCGGACGTTAAATCCGATTCGGTATTCGCCGTATGTTTCCCCTGGCTGAATCCATTCGCCGAGCGGGAAGATAACAGCGCAAGGCGGAGTTATGTTTGGGGGAACGTGTTCGAATACGCGGAATCCGGCATCCTCGAGGAGACCGGATAGAGCTGCGCGTGCTTCGCTAATCAATGGCCGAATCCAATGTTTCCAGTTTGGGCCAGCACGAATGGGCTTAATAGATCGTAGCTTCTTACCATGCTGTCCCTGGCGATTCTCATCGGTGCAGCGTCAAAGGAAGCGAATTGTGCGATTCCACCTGGAGCGGAGCGACGGTTATATAATTCCGCTCCACATTCCATAATTGCTCGGGTACGAATGGTCGCGGGGACATCCTCGACGTCACCGATAAATCGGTCGACTAATTCGACGGCCGGATGCCAACAGTGATTTTCGATGAATTCTTCATCTACTCCACCGATTACGGCTCCGACGTATGTCGTAAGGTTGTCCCACGCGGCCATTCGTTATCCCTTAACTGAGTCTTACTTAGTCTGCAATAACTGGAATTATGAGAGCCGGAAATTCATCCGCTACGCAGCAGAAGGTCGACAAACTGAACGCTTCCGACAGGTTGACAGCGTTCTCCTGCGAGAGACGAAGTGCGCCGGACGTGTACTGGCGGAGAGCCAGCGAGGAGACGAAGGCGTCTTCCGATCCGTTAGCGGCGAGTTGCGCGTCGACAACGATGGGGATACCTGCGATAGTTCCGCGGAGTCCACCAGGGTTAGCCGAACCGAAGGCTCCAGCGTTCTCGTTCGAGAAGGAGATAACCGGAGTACCGTCGAGAGCCAGGAGAGCCTTAAAGGTGGCCTTACCGACTACGAGAGCGTCAATTTGTGCGCCAGCGGGCTGGAAGTACGTTGCGGCTGCGTCAGCGAGTGCGCCGGCCCATCCGTCATAGGTTTCCGTTGCGCGGGTAACGATGTTACCAGCTCCGGCCTGAGCCGAGACGGTTGCCGTGTACTTGTTGCGAAGCTGAGCTGCGAGAGCGTTTCCGAGTGCGATTGCCTGGCCACGAAGTACCGAGTCGAGATACGGTACAGTCGATCGGGTCACGGCCTGGAGCGAGAGCTCGGCATAGTTGCCCAGAGTTACGATAGCTTCCGAGTCGGTGTCGACGTCGAGCTCGTAGTATCCGAGGTCATCGCCTTCATCGTCCTGGACAGCGGTTCCGTCGGTCTGACCGGTAACGCGAGCGAACGTAATCGTCATGCCGGTAGCGGGAGTGACTCCACGACCGAAGACGGCTCCGAGCGGGTTTGCGCCTTCGACGAGACGGATAAGGTTTACGTCGACAGGGGTTACGACCGAGTTAGCGGTAGTTGCGCCAGTGTAGGCACGGATAGCTGAGTCATCGCCTTCGGCAATAGCCTTTAGGAATTCGCCAGCCGAACGAGTGTCCATAGCGGGCTCTGGTGTCATGTTGATACCAGCGACCTCGCGCTCGAGGTGCTGGATTGCTTCGCGGACCTCGGAGAGATCGGAAGCGTTGATTGTGGTGTCTTCCACAGTTTGCTCCTTAGAGATTTCCGAGTCCGGAGTTTCCGGTTCGGTTTGTTCGTCACGTACATCTGTGACTATCGCGCCTGAATAGGCCGCGAAACTTACAAGACTGATTTCCTTAACTAGTGCGTCTCGGACTTCAGTTACACCGTCGACAACAGCGGAATCCCGCATAATGAATCCGACGGATAGGGAGAGCACTCCGTCAGCGGCGAGAGTTGCGCTATCGCGTCCCCTTGCCGTGTCGGAGATAAAGGCTTCGAAGTGGAATCCGTCTGCGCGGTCAGCTCCGGCCGTAATTTTGCCTACTGGCTCGTGTCGGTCGTGCTGCCATAGAAGGAGCGCGTTTGGGTCGAGCGTGACGGAGCCAGGAGCGAAGCGTTCGTTATAGGAAGGGGAGACCTCGCCGTAAGGTACAGCGATACCCGAGAGCTCTCGAGTGGTGGTGTCGTAGCGAAGCTGGACAAGTTGCTCGCGTGTTTCCATAGTTTCCATTTAGATAACTCCATTCGGCGCTAAGCCTTCGATTGTTCTCACCTCGTCCTTCGACAGCCATCCGGAAGTCGGGTCGAGTGCGATCTGGTGCGCCTGGTATCGCGTAAGCGTGTCCGAGCGCAGAAGAGCGTCGATGTTCATCTTCGCTACGTTCGTAAGACGTCCTGGAAGGAGAGCGGTCATCGCTTCCTCGATCTCGACGTAATAGGACGCCAGAGTAAAGCGGGTAAAGGAGATTAGCTCCTGCTCGATGTTCGAGTAAGTCATAGAGCCGCCTTGTAGTGCGGTTGCCATAAGGTTTACAGGAATTCCGAATAAGCGTGCTGTCTGTTCGACTCCGAAGCTCTGGGTCTCGAGGAATTGGGCATCTTTGGGGGACAAGTAAGTCGACTGAAACGATAGTCCGTTACCCAGGACAGCGGTCTTACCGGACCCG